CATTGGCATTTCAGCGCCAACCATACGTAAGAAACCATTTAAAGTTCTGTTTCCGTATCTCTCTACCTCAGCTTCGTAAACCTCAGGTAAGTATTGTTGTGCAAAATCATTTGCACCACCGTTAAAAGCTAGATAGTTATTAGCTAGCAGTAATTGTTGTTGAGAAGGTATAATACTTCCAAACACAGGAGTCATTTGTCCCATAGTAATTAATTGTTTTAGTTTTAGTTAAATTTTCTTGTTTTAATCTTCAGTTTAGAAGAATCAAGACCGCTGATAGCTTTAACTTTTAATCCTCCAACAAAAACTTCAGAATTAGGAGTTGTCCTAACGTCTTCTGTTATATTTTTAGATTTAGTAACAATATCTTTAGTAGCATCGGATTTACCTTGCTCATAAAAATGTTCTGCTATTTTATCAACATTGTCAGCGGCATACATAGCTTTGTGATAACCTTTAACATCTTTTACATTACCTTTATCATCTAAGAACTTCTTAATTGTATTGGAAATATTTGACTGTTTAGTTGCAACATCATTAGGATTTTTAACTCCGTATCTAAATTTTTTATCTCCTACACTGATGTCAAAACCTTTGAAATCTTTAGAAAAATAATTCTTAGTATTAGATTTAAAATCTTCATGCTGTTGTTGAGCTGTGTTTTGCTCTTCGTTGTAGCGATTAAAAAAGTCCATAGCTTTTTGTTGGTCTTGTGTCACACCAGGTCTCAACTTGATTTCCTCGTAATATTGACTTTTTAAACCATCTAAATGCTTTCGGGCTTTTGCAACCTCTTCTTTATACGCAAGTTTCTTTTTACGAATCTCACGCTCTTCGTCTACTTCTTCATCAAACGAAAAATTATCTTCAATCATAAAGTTAATTTCACTTGAATCTAAGTGTGACTTAGCTTGTTTGTAATACTCTCTTAAAAGAGTATCATTATCTACATTAGAATAATCAGCATTTAATCTGACATAATCATCTAATGTTCCACCTGTTTCTTTCATAAAGTCTACGACTTTTTCAATGTTTTCAGGTAGTTGAGCTATTTCTCTAGACTCTTCAGGAGTTGGAGCAATAACTTTTTCTTCTATTTTTTCACCTATTTGTTGTATTTCTTCTTCTACTTTTTCTTCAATAGGTTTTACTTCTTCTTCGATAATTTCAGAAACCGGGCTGGACTCTGGTATTGGTTGGTCCACTTTAGGGCTATCTCCGGTTTGTTCGCCCACATCCACTTTCTTTGTTTCTCCGACTGGAATGGCATCTGTTTCTGTTTTAGGTTGTTCTTCTTTTTTAGATAAATCGACTTTAATAATATCGTCCTTTACCAATTGTTTAGGTTTACGTTTAATTTTAAACGTACCTTCTTGTTGTACTGTTTCTGACATAATATAATATAATAAAAATTAATAAATAGGTTTATTGAGCAAATTGCTCTAAACCAAATCCGTCCATGTTATTATCACCTGATGACTCAAAATCTGTAGGTAATAAATCATTTTGACGTTGTTCAATCATTTTTGATTGTTGTGTTGCTTGTAGTTTTGTTCTTTTGTCTTTACGATCTTCTATAAATTGTTCTTTTTCACTAACTCTAGCATTTTTCTGTTGTTCTAATTGAAGATCGTATTGAAATTGCTCAGCCATAATTTGTTTTTTAATCTGAGCTTCCATTTGCATTCTTTGAGTTTCAAACTGAGATTTAGCTTGCTCAATTTGTATTTCTGTTTGAGCTAACGCTTGTTGTTTTTCAACTTCATTCATAGCTGCTTGTTCAGCCGCTTTTGCATTTGCCTCTCCTTGAGCAGCTATCATTTCTTTTTGATTTTGCTGATCTTTTTCTTGTTTTTGTTTTCTTTTAAGTTTCAGCATTTGATTAGCTAACTTAAGATTTTTTATTTGTCTTATATCTATCGCATCTTCTAAATCAATACCTTGTGATTGTAAAGCTATTTGAATGTTTTGTTCTAATTGAGCTTTTTCTTCTTCATCAGGTTCTAGTTCTAAATAAATACCAAAATCATGTAAATTTAATTTACTTATTTCTCTTAATGTTTCTACGTTGTATACTGAAATACTTTGCTTTAATGAATTAGCTGTTAATGGAAAATTTAAAGCATCAGCCACTCTAAGAGCAATATTTTCACAATTTCTTATTGTTAAATATAACATAGCATCTAGTATATGTTTAGTAGCTATATTTGAAGCATTGGCTGCCATTTTTTGTATTCCAACTAAAGAATCTTTATCTGGCTGACTACCGTCTCTTGCTTCATTTAATCCCGTTACATCTCTTATCATTTGTAAATAATACTGATAAGTATTAATTAACGATGCTATTTTACCATTAGCACTAGATGATTGTAATTCTTGAATAGGTACTTTGCCTCTATTAGGATCACCATCTTGTGTTAAGCTTCTACCAACTATACTACCTGTTTGGAAATACATGTTTAAAGCTTCTTGCGGATTGTAATTAGTACCGTTGCCTAAATCAACTTCAGCTAAACCATCAACATCTACAAATACTCCATCTGGAACCATACGTTGAATTACTTGTTGTAGCTTTAATGATGTAAGCTGTATCATGTCTGCAAAACTAGTACATCTACTAACTAAAGATTCTATACGACCTTGATACAAATTAGGTGCACAAATATTATAATTCATTTTTACTTTAGTAGAATCAGAAGTAGGTCTTGTCATGTTTTCAGCAAGCTTCCATTCGAGCATCTGTGGAACACCCATTACTTTAGCGCCACTAAATAATACCTCAATACTTCTTGAAACTCTATTAAAATTATCACTTTGTGGTGGATTAAAAGTATCAGGCTTTTGTAATGTTTTTTCTAAACCTGTATCAGTTCTTTTTATTTTAAAAACTTGATCAACAAATGTTTTATATTCAAAAAACAATATTTGTACTAAATCATTATCATAATTAGGATTTGCTATGTAACCATCTCTACCAGGGTATCTAGTCATTTTTTCCATTTCTTCATCTGTAAGATATGGAAATTTCTTTTTTATTTCAGCTAAAGTCATAGACTTTATTTCTCCAACGTAATATACATCTTCAAAGTTAGGGTCATTAGTAAAAGAATAAATCAAGTTAGCTGGATCAACATAATCAACAACTACTCCATTAGCTTTATTAAAACTAGTTTTAGTAGCTCCAATCCCAATAACGGTTATATCTTCTACAACTCTTTTTTTAGCTAAATCATATTTGTTATTTGCTAATACATTATCTGTAACTTCTTCCTCAGCAATTTCTATACCTTGTTTATAACTTAATTGCATGTGAAGTTCTAACTCTTCTTTTGTTCTAGGTAAATCAACAGCTGGAATATTAGAACTAGAATAATCTTTACCGGTAAGTTCTTTAGCGCCTTGTATAAGATCTTGTCCATACATATCTTCTAAAAGGTTAGTAGCATATGTTGTTCTTTCTTTTAAAGAACCAGGATCTTGTGAAAATGCTTTTATATCATAATTTTTAGCCGCAATACCATTAACTACTATATCTACAAACTTAGGTATAATAGGTACTGGCTTCCAGTCTAAATTTAAATAAGATAAATCACCATTAATAGATAATTCATCTTTATATTTTTGAACAGATTGTTCTCCTCTAGCATATAATCTAAGACTATGAAACTGCTGATAACCTGTATTCCATCTACTACCATTTACTCTTCCTCCTCTAAACCATTCGTATTCAATAGCTTGCCCTACCAACAAACCATAATCTAATGTTCTCTTTTCCTCTTCAGATACCATCTGACTAGGAAACGCACTATTAATACCAGTGTTTAATTTCATCTATTAATTATTTTTGATGTATTGCCTTTATTGTTATATTTAGAAAAACTTAGATTAAGTGGTTCTCTTATAACCTCAGCAACAGGTCTATATTTATTTTTATTACAAGCCATGATAGCTAACCCAGAACTTATTGATGCATCATGTTTGGTTCTATCATTTATATTAAAAGCCGCCCAGTCTTCAAGTGTTCTTTGAAAATACATAGTTCCGTACTGTTCATTATTATAACCTACAAACATTTCTATATATGCTTCAATAGCTGCGGCATGGGCTTGTTTAACGTCTTGACTAGAATTCGGTATACCACCTATTTCTTTTTCTGTTACAGATAATTTGTACATAGTTTTATCTGGTCTATTCATTGCAAAACCTCTATAACCTCTTCGTTTAAAATGATACAAAAGTCTTGGTTTATTATTTTCTGCAAGTATTGGCATACCATAAAAATGACAAGCCATAAGAACATCCTCAAAAAATATTTCAGCAGTTGGTGGTCTAGATATGTATTCTAAAAAGAATAAGTTAGCTGGAGCATGATCCATACTAAATTTTGTTAAACCATGAAGTGATCCTTTAGATCCTCTACCATCCACTGTTCCGGATATATCATATGAATCACAGCCAAAAGCTCCCATATGATCATTACCAGGATATTTGTTTCCATTTTTTATTATTATTTTATTTTGTTGGTTTACATCTGGAACCCATGAAACCATAAACCTACCTTGCTTACTTGGAACAAAACTAACACTAGTATCTTTTATCCCATCTTTCCATTGAAAATTACCTTGAGTTACTACCGCTGAGTGTTTTAAATCTTCATTATAATCTATTTGTTCGTAAATCTTAGTTAGATTAAATAAAGACTGTTTTGTTTCATCTCTGAACGCGTGTTTTTCTGTACGAGG